AGCAACAACAACTACTTACAACTTTAAGTGTAACAGAGAATAGTATTAATTAACAAAACGGAGTATATTATGAAAGTAACAATGAATGACGGTTCGGTAAACGAAGCGTCTGAACAAGTAATCCTAACACCCCCTACCGATACCGTAGCGAAATACGCTAACGAAGACTCTACAATCAAACATCTTACAAAAGAAAACTTTGATCGTGCAGAATTTACAAACGATGATAGAACACATATAAGAGTTTGGTATCATAACCCCGACCGTACTGACTTAACGAACGGCGAATTAGATCATTTCATTGCTAATATGGAAGACACCACAAGTGATGGTGGAGAACATCCATATCTTAAAAGAATATTTGAAATAACTACTCTAGACGATATTCACGAAACAACATATAAGAAAGTAAAAAATCATGAAAAAATATTTAAAGAGTTTGCTATTAGGACTGCAAAAGAGCAAGGTCTAGTAATAGACCCTATTGCATATTACGATAATGATTCAGGTTCATCAAAAATTGATACTAAGTTTTTTGGACAAACACTAGCATTATTGTTTAATGAATTTGATAGTGAAAAATCAAAAGAAGATTTGTTTATTATTAAATTAGCTGCATTTGAATTAGATTTAATTAAGAATAGTAATGATAGAGAACAAAAAGCTAGATTAAGAAAAGCAAAATCTCCAATAGAAGTATTAGAAGTTCTTATGGAAATGAAATCTTTAACTGAAATCCCTGTTTAATACTTTATAGACTCCCTTAAAATCTTTAGTAATTACATGAATAAGATAAGAGTATCTTAACTTAATCATTGGTGTATCTTTCAATACTAACTCATGCCAATGTGGTGGAAGATCAATCGTTGGTATATTATATCTATCTAACATAAACGAAACAATAATTTCATTATTATAAAAGTATCTATCATCTAAATGTTTGATACTATCAATTAGTTTTTTACAATGATCTAATCTTTCAGAAAACTTTAATGTGTCTCTTGCATTTCTATTACCACCAAACGTTCCTGTATTTGCGATTACATCTTTACATCCAATAGCGCTGTCTGCTTTAAACATATCTTTCTTTTGTTGACCTTTAATCAACCAATGATATTGATCTAATTCTTTTTTTTGTTCTTGGTATTCTTTTAGTTTAGTTCTTTCATAAAAGTCAGTAAAACTTTCGCCTGGTGCTTTAAATCCTGTTTGTTTCAGATAATCATTTACTGGTAGTAATCTTGTTACAACTTTATTAAAATCAAATTCTTCAAATATATTTCTTGTGGTGTTAGGAATAATATCAAAGTCAAGATACATTACATTGTCGTATTCATTTAATAATTTTTCCCATTGTTGAATCTTATATACATTTAAATTATCATAGTCAGTTACTTCTGGTGATAGTAATATATAATCAGCATTACAAGTCTTAGCATAATCTGCTAATCCTCTTAGCAAATCTTTATAATATATTTCAAATTGTTTTTGATTGTCAGTTCTTTTCTTTGTAGTGTCAGTTATCTTTGTAAAGATAGAAAAGATTAAACGTTTTTTTTCGTTACTGTGATGCCATACTTTTGTCATAAGCTCTCCATACATAGTCAAACTTTTTATTAATCGCATGGACTATTTTTGTTTCTTGAGGAATGTGTAATTCGGAGTCATAAAAATAATGCCACTTTCTATCTAACCATTGAACAGGTACCTCATTCGATACAAGTTTATATGAGAATATAGTTTCATTATCATATCCAAAAGTATCTGTTATATTTCTAGGATACATTGATTCAGATTTATATTCTTCACTTTGTAAATATTCCATTATACTATAAGTAGTATCCATATCATCAAAGAAATTTAATCTTTGTAAATGTTCTTTAGTTGCACCAACTATACCTGTATTAACAACATCACATTGAGGAATATAATCTGTTTCTTCCAACATTGCCATAGTATTAAAATATTTTGCTGATGGTGATCTAATAGTTCCAACAATATCATGAAGACCTTGACCACTTTGTCGTATTTCTTTATTGTTAGACATTATAGCAATACCGTTATTTAAATCCCAAATATCAAAGAATGATTTGTTGGTCATAGGAATAGTATCGAAGTCAAGATATAATATTTCATCATATTCTTCGGCCATTTTATATAAGAGCATTATCTTATATTCATTTATAATATTATATGTTGTGATAAATGGATAGTTTTTTTTATAGTAAGAATAAAACTCTTTATAGTCGTTATCATATTCAATCATTTTAAAGTCACACCCAATTGATCTTGCGTATGCTTCTTTACACTCTACAAGTCTTTTGTAATGTGTCTTTAATTCATTTTTTGTATTGATATTAGTTGGTAATTGATCTTTTTTTATTATCTTTTCATCAAAAAAGTCTAATTCACTCTCTGGTACATCAATATATAAACTGTAAATAACCCTTGACATTCTCGCTCCAATAATGTATTATAAATATAGTATAACTATACATTATTTAGTAAGGATTGTCAATGATTATTTTGATTACGGGTGATAAGGGATTTATTGGATCACATTTAAAAACAAAGCTTGTTTCAGACGGGCATACTGTTTTAGGATATGATTTATTAGATAACTATAATATTAAAGATTTGAATGAGAAACATATTAAAGCTGTCGATAAGATAGTTCATTTAGCTGCGTTTGCTGATGTTAGAGAAAGTATTAAAAACCCAAATAAGTGGTATAAGAATAACGTAGATTATTCTTCTAATATTTTTAAAATAGCTGCAAAATGTAAAACGCCTATAATTTATGCTTCTTCTTCTTGTGTTAAAGAATGGTGGAAGTCACCTTATGGTACTTCTAAAAAAGTAATGGAAGATATGGCAAATGCCTTTGGTAAATCAATAGGATTAAGATTTTCAAATGTGTATGGTGATGGTGCTAGAGATACTATGTTAATACCCAAAATGTTAAAGGGTAAATTAGAGTACTCTACTAATCATAAAAGAGATTTTGTACATGTAGATGATGTTGTTGAAGTAATTAGGATGTTTTTAACAATGCCTAACTTTAACGATTTAGATAAGTTGATATATAACGTAGGTACAGGGAAATCAATATCAATTGCTAATTTAGTCAAAAGATATGGATTTGATGTTCCGATTCGAGAAGGTCATTCTTCTGAAATGAATGATAATACGGCAGATATCGCTGATCTAGCTAAATTAGGGTGGACGGCAAAACAAGATTTAGATAAATACTTAAAAAGGAAGTTAAATGGCAACACCAACTACAAAGAGCACGTTCAAGGATTATTGTCTTAGATCGCTGGGATTCGGCGTAATCGATATTAACGTATCAGACGATCAAATAGACGATAGAATAGACGAGGCATTACAATATTTTTCACACTATCATTTTGATCAAGTCGAAAAAATGTATCTTAAATATAAGATTACGGCAGCAGATAAGGCAAGAGCAAAATTAAATGATACTACAACTGCAACGGATATAGCAGATAATACAGTTACCGCTTCTTTTGAAGAGGGTAGAAATTATATTCCTATGCCAAGTACAATTATTTCTGTATTAGGAATTTTTCCTTTTGACAATGCAGCCACAAGTAATATGTTTGATATTAAATATCAAATGAGGTTAAATGATCTATATGATTTTTCATCTACTTCAATGATTCAGTACGAACAAACAATGCAACATTTAGATTATCTGTCACACATTTTGGTTGGCGAAACACCAATACGTTTCTCTGAGCACCAAGGTAGATTATATCTAGACATGGATTTTGACGAGGTAAGTGCTGATACTTTTATCATAATTGAATGTTATAGAAAACTTGATCCAACAACTTATACAGATATCTTTAACAATATTCATTTAAAAAGATACGCAGTAGAATTAATTAAAAAACAATGGGGTAACAATCTAAACAAATTTCAAAACGTTCAACTACTTGGTGGTGTTACTATGAACGGTGAGCAAATATATTCACAAGCTCAAGAAGAAATTCAAAGGATTGAAACTATAATAGAAAATATGCAATACCCCGATATGATAATCAAAGGATAATTAAATGGCAGTCAATAGTGCATTTAAGACATCAGGTTTCGCAGCTACAACTGGCGAACAAAATCTATATGCTGATCTTGTAAAAGAAGCGATACAGATTCACGGCCATGATGTAAATTACATTGACAGAACCTTAACTGCTAAAGACGATATTTTTGGCGAAGACTCCTTATCATCTTTTAATAAACAACAAACAATAGAAATGTATGTTGAAGATGCCGAGGGTGGATATCAAGGCGAAAAAGAATTAATACAACAATTCGGTTTAGAAAATAGAAACGAAATTACTTTTGTTGTATCAAGAACAAGATTTGATGACGTTGCTCATCAACTAGATTTAGAAAGTGGTACTGATACGACAGAGGGATCACTATTATTAGAAGTAGGTACATTAAAATCTTCATCTACACAAAGTGCTACATTTGATAGTGCATATTTAAGAAATGAAGCTGCAACTTTAGGGTTGTATAACAGTAGACCTAAAGAAGGTGACTTAGTTTTTCACCCTGTTCTAAAAAAATTATTCGAAGTATCTTTTGTAGACCATGATGAACCATTTCATCAACTAGATAATAATCCTGTCTATAAATTAAGATGCAGACAATTCGAATACTCAAGCGAAGTATTGGATACAGGTATTGCTGACGTTGATGCAATTGAAGACGCATTAACTGGCGATAGTCTAGATCACCAATTTACTCTTGAGACAACTTCTACATATAACGAAAGTGTATCTCTTGAGTTCTTTACAAACGCAACATACACAGATTCGTTATTAATGGAAGACAACGATACGTTAGTTATGGAAGACGATGATTCATCTGTTGGTGAAAGCATGCTTCTAGAAAATCCTGCCGATAGTGGAATAGATAGTTATCTATTACAAGAAACATATATAGTAGGTGATGGTACAACTGATACGACAGCTCAAAATGAGTTGTTCGAAAACGAAGACGATACAATATTAGACTTTACTGAAAGAAACCCATTCGGTGATGCTGGAGAATTAGAATAATGCTAGGACAACAATTTTATCACGAAACAATAAGACGAATGGTCGTGACATTCGGAACAATATTTAACAATGTTAATTTAGTTCGTAAAGATAACAACGGAAAAATTATACAAAAAATGAAAGTGCCATTAGCGTATGGCCCTCAACAAAAGTTTATACAAAGACTAGATCAAGATGCAAACTTAGATTCTAAAGTAGCAATTACATTGCCACGTTTAGGATTTGAAATACAAAACTTAGCTTATGATCCAACTAGAAAATTAAACAGAGTACAAAAGTTTAAGAAGTCAAAAGGATCAACTACTAAAGCTGTTGATACTCAATTTATGCCTGTACCATATAATCTAGATTTTGAATTATATGCTATGGCAAAACAATCAGACGATGCTTTACAAATTATTGAGCAGATAGTTCCTTATTTCCAACCTGACTATACAGTTACAATAAATGATATGGCAGACATGGGAATTAAAAGGGATGTACCTATTATTCTTAACTCTATTAATTACGAAGATAATTATAGAGGCGAGTTTACCGAAAGAAGAGCAATTATCTATACACTAAACTTTACATGTAAGTTTTACTTGTATGGTCCTGTTACTTCTGATAAAGTTATCAAACAAGTTCAAGTGGATCAATATACAGATATGCCTGTTAATGCTCCAGCGAGAGAACAAAGATATACTGTTACACCAACACCATCAACTTCAACTGCATCAAATATTGATGATGATGATTTTGGATTTAATGAATCAACAAGTTTCTTTGAAGACGCAAAAACATTTGATACAGAATCAGGTGAAGATAAGAACACATAATAGTTTTTAAAATCGTTGTTATATTATGAAAGATGTTAATCTAGATATTACACATAGGTGTACTTTATTATGCGCCGGTTGTACAAGACAAGACTCAGCTCACACATATGTTCGTAGAGATATGACATATGGTGAGCTTGAAAACATATGTGATTATTTTAAACACATAGAGTTTTGTGGACAAGTATCTGATCCAATCTTTCATCCAAAATTTATAGACTTTCTAAAACTTACATACGAAAGAAATGTAAGTGTTGATGTTCATTCAGCTGCAACACACAAACCAATATCTTTTTACCAGAATGCTTTTAAAGCAAACCCAAACGCCACATGGGTATTTGGAATAGATGGTCTTCCTAAAGATAGTCATAAGTATCGTATTAATCAAGACGGTCAAAAATTATTTGATGTTATGAAAATGGCAAAAGAAGAATATAATATGAAATGTATTTGGCAGTATATTATTTTTGATTACAATGAGGAAGATGTAATCAAA